GACAAGGTCATCGCCGAGCACTGCAAGAGACGCGGCTGGCGCATGGGCGAGGGGATGTCGAAAGCTCAGATCCTCGTCGCCGCGGCCGGGCTCGGGCTTCGGTTTGATGTTGTCGAAGGCGCCGAAGACAAAACCCTGGCGCAGCTTCTTGCCAAGCCGCTCTGGAGACGGAGGTTGGCAAAAGGCGTCTGGATCGTTTTTCAGCCGGAGCATGTATTCGGCATCAACAAAGGCCGAATGGCAGGCATCAACTATCTCGACGATTTGCAGGAACCGATCGAAGACATCTGGAGGCTCGGCCCATGAGTGAGGTGACCGACGCTCACCGGGATGCCGCGCGCGCCGCGATCCGCGGCGCCTTTGAGAATTGCGAGCGGCACAAGCGCCGCGAGGCGAAAGAGTCTCACGCCGACAAGCCGTTCTGCGATTGCGGCAAGACGATCGACGGCTGCAAGGCCGAGGTCGAAGCGATCGCTCAAGCCATTGCCGGAGGAGGTGCACCGACATGATTCTCGACAGTCAAACCGGCACCGACCGCTACTTCGCCGAACGGCCAACGCTGCTCCAGCGCGCAAAGGCCGCCATCGTCCGGCATTGGCAAGTGCTCGCTGGGCTAGCGGTCATCGTTGTCATCACCCTGTTACTCGCGACCGGAAACTGAGCATGAAGCAAGCCAAGAAATACGCCGGCGTGATCTGCGGCCTGGTCTGGCTGGCTTTGTGGGGAAACCTGCTGCTCGACGTGCTGGGCGAGCCGCGCGCGCATCCGGTATGGGCGCTGGTGATCGTCGCCGGCCTGTTGTGGGGTATCCGGGGTTTCGTGATGGAATGCCGGAAGCTGACAGCTGACCGCACGCTCTCGAGTTTCCTTGCGGCATGCCAGCATATTTGCGGGCCGGATTATTTGCGCTCGGCCGGTCCGAATTATGCGCGCGTGCTCTCGATCCTCGATCACAGGATGCAGGCCGGCAAGATCGGACTTCGCTTTACCGTCGGTGACTACAAGGGCCGGGCGCACGTCGAAATTCTGTGTGCCGAACTGCTCGGCATCGTCGGCACCGCAAACAAAGTGACCGAGCCGTTCGAAATCGAGGTCGACCATATATCAAAGCCGACCCGCCGACGGGGCCGCGAGCTTAAAACCGATTGGCCCGCGATCGACGATCAACGCAGTTTCGCCGCAAACGCAGTATAGCCGCGCCGGTATCGCGGTGCACCGCCAATCAAGAAAAACAAACCATGTTCAAGTGGCTCGGCCTCATAATCCTCATCGCGTTGCCGTTCGCGCTCGCCTACGAGGCGAGGCGAATCAGCAAGATTCTCGAAAACGCCTTCGACGTATTCGAAGACGAAGCGCCGGACGATTTTGTCGGTGACTACTCGGCGCACCTCACCTTCGACAAGGTCGGCCGCAGCTTCTCGCTGGGTGAGCTTTTTATCGAGATGCCGCCGAATTTCGAGCGCAATCATGTCGACCTGACCGGCTTGCAAACCGAAATCAGTCTCGATGAGCCGAAGCCTTCCTGGTGGTGGCGCTGGCGTAACCGCAAACTGGTTGCCGATATGGTGGCCGACCTGCGCGACCGCATCGATGCCGAAGCCTTCCGCGTCATGAGCGAGGGCCGCGGATGATTATCGCCACGGTGAACGGTCGGCGCGTCGAGATGCAATGCGACGCGAAGACCGCCCTCATGCTTGGCGCGTTCCCGTCCGATGGCTGCCCGCCCGGCACTTACATCGCGGTGAAGACCACCGAAGGCCGCAGCTACATCTGGCGCCTCGATCCAAAAGCGCAGAACCGGTAGCGCCATGAACATCGCCGTCGCCACGCCCGGGCAGCGCACGCTGCCGCCGGGAACGCTTGCGCCCCTGACCGAGGACGAGCAATACGAAGCATGGGAGTGCGAGCGCGACCTGCACACTTTCATCAAGGGTGGCTGGCGCTACGTCGAGCCTAAGGCGTTTCAGACCAACTGGCATATCGAGGCGACCTGCGACCACCTCGAAGCCTGCGCCAACGGGCAGATCACTAGGCTGCTCATCAACGAACCGCCGCGTCACATGAAGTCGCTCGGCGCCAACGTGTTTTTTCCGGCCTGGATCTGGGCGCAAGACCCGGACCCGGAAAAGACCAGCCGGCACCGCGCCGGCGATACCCAATACGAGGGGCACGGCTATGGCGTGCTCCCGGGCAAATGGATCGGGCCCGGCGTCAAGTTCATGCACCTGTCCTACGACAGCCGGCTTTCGACGCGCGACAGCGTGAAGTGCCGGCGCGTCATCGAATCGCCGTGGTATCAGCGGCGCTGGGCGCATCGCTTCTCGATGATGCCGGACCAGAACACCAAGACGAGATTCGACAACCTCTCCGGCGGTCATCGTCTCGCCACCTCGGAAACCGGCCTCATCACCGGCGACGGCGGCGACATCATCACCTTCGACGATCCGCATAACGTGCGCCAGGCCGAGAGCGACGTGGTGCGCGACGGCACCTTGCGGTTCTGGGACGAGGCGATGCCGACCCGCCTCAACGACCCAAAACGCGGCGTCTTCATCGTCATCATGCAGCGCGTCCATGAGCGCGACTTGTCGGGACACATCCTCGCCAAGGAGCTCGGCTGGACGCACCTTTGCCTGCCGGCGAGCTACGAGCGCAAGCATCCCTATCCGATGAAAACCACCGTCATTCGCAAGCGGACCGGGCAGGTATGGAAAGATCCTCGCACCGAAGGCGAGCCGCTCTGGAAAGAGCGTTTTGACGAAGACACCCTGAGCGACTGGAAAATCGACCTCGGCGCGCACGCCGCGGCCGGCCAGCTCCAGCAGCGCCCGACCGCGCGCGCCGGTGGCCTGTTCAAGCGCCATTGGTTTGAAGTGGTCGACGCCATTCCTGTCAATGCTCAGTGGCATCGGGTGCGGGCGTGGGATGTCGCCGGCACCGAGGAAACCCAGAACTCGGACCCGGATTACACCGTGGGCGTGCGAATGTGCCGCGACCCGGCGACCGGCACCCTCTACATCGATTCGGTGGTGCGCGAGCGGTTGTCGCCGGGCGGCGTCGAGCGCGCCATCAAGATGACCGCCTCGAGCGACGGTTACGGCACCAGTGTTCGGCTGCCGCAAGACCCCGGCGCCGCCGGCAAGTTTCAGGCGTACACGCTCGCCACCAAGCTCCAGGGCTATACGGTGCGAATCGAGCGGGAAGAGAACTCGAAGGAAAACCGCGCCGATCCGTTCGCCTCGCAGTGTGAAATCGGCAACGTCAAGCTGCTGCGCGGCGCCTGGAACGAAATCTTTATCGACGAGCTCTGCGCCTTCAACAAAGGCGCGCATGACGACCAAGTGGACGCGGCGACGGCTGCCTTCCGCGCCCTTGTGCTGACTGAACAAGGCCCCCTCCAAGGAAAAACGAGCGCAAGATGAAAAGCCCAAAGAAAAAGCAGGCGCGCGCCAGAGATAACCGCAACGCGCAGGATACCCAGCCGAGCGGCGTGCTCGAAGACATCGTCGATGGCGGCGGCGATCCGCGAACGCCATCACTGGCTTATGCCGCGTCGCTGCCGGACAAGCTGATGGTGCGCACCATCCTGACCGGGACGCGCGCGATCCGAGCGGCGCGTGAGGCTTACCTGCCGCGCTTCGGCGAAGAGTCCGATGCCGACTATGCCTACCGGCTGTCGGTTGCGCCGTTCGTCAATCATTTCCGCGACAACCTGGAGACCATCGTTTCCAAGCCGTTCTCGAAAGACGTGGCGTTGCAGGGCGAGGTTTCCGACAACATCAAGAACCTGGCCGAGAATATCGACGGGCAGGGCACTTCGCTGCACAAGTTCGCCCGCGATATGTTCAAGGAGTCGATCGCGCAGGGCGACGTCGGCGTGCTGGTCGATTTTCCCAAGGTGGCGCCGAACGCGACGCTCGCCGACGAGCGCAACATGGGAGTGCGGCCGTACTGGATTTCGTACCGCTCGGAAGACATCCTGGCGCTCTACACCGAGTTCCGCAACGGCCGGCGCTATGTCAGTCACGCCCGGCTGGCGGAAGACGTGGTCAAGCCATATGGCTTTACCGAGAGAATCGTGCCGCGGGTTCGCATTCTCAAGGATGACGGCCTGACGCGGACCTGGCAGCTCTGGGAGCTTTCCGATGGCTGGAAGATCATCGATCAGGGCGAGTTCACGCTCGATGAAATTCCGTTCCGCATCTTCAAGCCGGGCGAGCGCGAATGGTGGTCGAATGCGACGGTCTCGCCGCTGATCGATCTGGCTTATTTGCAGATCGAGCATTACCAGCAAAGCTCGAACTGGAATCACTGCCTGGAGCTGGCCGGCTATCCGATGATCGCCGGCAATGGCGTGGCGCCGGCAAGAGATGCAAGCGGCATCATCATTCCGCTCAAGGTCGGCCCCGGGGCCGCGCTCTATGCGCCGCCCACTCCTGGATCGACCACCTCGCCGAGCTGGCAAATCATCGAGCCGGCCGGCGGCTCGCTCGAGCAACTCGCCAACAAGGTCGAGAAGATCGAGCAGCAGATGGCCGCGATCGGCAAGGCGCCGCTGGTGCGCAATTCCGGCGGCATCACCGCAACCACGGAAGCCGTCAATGCCGCCAAGGGCCACGCCGCGGCGGAAGCCTGGGCGATCGACTTGAAGGATACGCTCGAGCAGCTTCTCGCCTTCACGTCGGCCTGGCTCAATGAAAGCCAGAGCGCCGAAATCTATGTGCATACCGACTTCGGTGTCGATCTGCGCGAGAACAAGGAAAACTCGGAGATGATGGACGCGCACGAGAGCGGCGAGATCTCGCAGGATACCCTGTGGGATGAATGGTCGCGCCGCGGCTTTCTCGGCCCGCAATTCGAGCGCGACAAGGAGCGCATCGCGATCGAGAAGGAGAAAAAGCAGCGCTTGAAAGATCAGGTCGAGCTGATGAAGGCGACTGCTGGAGCTCAGCCGCAGCCCGGCGGTCCCGGCGGCTTCGGCGGCAAGAAGAAAAAGAAGAAGCGCGGCGGCGATCCGACGCTGTACGCGAAAGACCCGGGGGCTCGAGAGGCCGAGATTTCCGGCCCGGCGCGGTGACAAAAAAAGCCTCTTGGCAACCCGGCCGTTCTGGGCTACTGAAAGTCCAACTTCGGCGAATCACGCAAGCGCCCCCACCCGGGGGCGTTTTGCATTTTCGCCTATGGCGCTAAACTTTCGACTGGATCTTCGTCAGACCCGGGGGCAGTACCCGGCGCCTCCACCAGAACACTGAGACTGGTCACGCCAGCATGCATGCAAGCATGCTGCCTCGGCCCAACGTCAGCAGCAATGCTACCGGTGGGCTTAAACTCAGTGTTCCGGCGGGGGCGAAACAGGATCGATGGCGAGCGTGAATGCGAAATTGTGCCCGGTACTTTGGTCGCCGTTCCTGACCTGACCCAACAACTGCCAACGACAACGAGCAGTTCTCGGAGCCGATGCGCCTCGCGGCGTAAGCTCTGAGGGGTGTGGTCCCGACCTCGCAACAGAAACGGGACAATGAATTTGAGTGGTGCCGGGACGACGAACGCACCGGCTGAAACCTGATCGCCAACGTTCTGCGCGGGGCCACCTCGAATCCTATCCCAATCCTGAAAATAAAGTGAGGTGTCGCCATGACTATCATCCTGGTTCTCGTCGTGGGCTGTCTCGCCGCCGCCGCGATCGGATTCGTCGTGTCGCGCAAATTCCGCAAGCAGGTCAACCAGACCGCGCGGCAGGTCGACCAGACCGTCAATCAGATCAAGGCTAAGCCTCAAGGCGGCGATGCCGTCAAACCGGCCGCTGCCGACGCAGCCACGACGCAGGCCGCCGCCCAGAAGGTTTAACGAAAGCAACATTGACAACGAGGCCGTCCTTCGGGGCGGCCTTTTGCATTTGATGGCGGCCGAAATGAAATCATCGCTGCGCAATATCGCGATCTGCTTTGTTCTGAGCCTAATGGTGCTGCACTCAGGGATTGCACTAGCGCGCGACTATGGCCCAGGCACTCCTCCGATTTGGGAGAACTCGATCGCCTCGACCAATTGGGACTTGATCCGCTCTGACGATCCCGATGCGCTGGTCGGCGTCATCTACATCGGCGTCAGGACCAAAGAAATGCCGCCCAGCCTGCGGCACGACAATGCTCATTTCGAGCAAGCCTACGTCTACCGGGCGTCGTTCTCCGATAGCAAGACAGTCGACATCCTGATGAGCGAGGACTATCGCAGCGAGGCGGCAGCCCGCGCCGATGTCGATCAGTACGCCCCGCGTCTTGGCAAGTTGCCGGCGTTCTATCGCAACAACTTGAATTACATGGTCGGCCATGTCGGGGATAGTGACCTGACATCCGAGGATGCCGGCCACTTCTTCGTGATTTATTCCGATCGCGCGGCGACCCGCATCGCCAACAACGACTTGGAAGAAAGCTTCCTCCACGAGTCCACGCACGCGTCGGTTCAGGTTCGCGCCGGCGGCATGGGGTTCAATCTTCTCAGCTCGCTACGCTGGCAAGCGGCGGTCGCGGCTGACAATGCTTTCATCACGGACTATGCCGCATCGGAAGCGCAAGAGGATTTGGCCGAGAGTGCGCTGTTTGGTTACGCCATGACGTTTTATCCCGAACGGTTTTCTCGCGCCGAGCGGCGCGCCATCAAGGCGCAGATACCGCACCGCCTCGCATTCTGGCGGCGCGTATTCCTGAACAAGATGACGCGATAACCCGAACAGATCCGGTGCCGACGATTTGCGTCACCTGATGACGAAATTTCGCGTCGCTTGACGCGAGCAAGAAGCGCGCCGGCCGATCAGACGCAATCCCCAAAGGTCGTTTATTTGACCGCAGGCGCCTTGCATTGGACCGGCGCGCGCTGGCGGAGATAGCTCAGTGGTAGAGCAGCGGTTTTCCAAACCGCGGGTCGCAGGTTCAAGTCCTGCTCTCCGCTCCAAATTCACGAGGATAAATATGATGGGTTGGAATGGCCGATAACTCCGAGCAGCCGAAAGCGCCGGAAACGGTCAAGCCGATCATCATGGCGGCTTGCCTGACGCTGCGCCGGATGCCGTCCGGCACCTTGCAGGCGATGTGCGGCGAGGTCGCCATCGCCGGCGCGTCATCGGTGCAGGTCCAGTGCGATCGCAATGGATCCTATGCCATTCTGTGTTTTCCGCTTGAAGGCGTCCGTCTCGATACCGAACAGACCGACAATATCAAGCTCAACTGAAACGCCCGGGGCGTGAGTCCCTGGTGTTGTGGTCGGCGCCAAGCCGAACCGCCGCGATGAGTCGTTCGTCTCGCCCAAAGGGACAATGAACGCGCGCGATACCTGGTCTGATGTTCGGCTGAGTCACACGCTTTCAAAGCCAACCCGCGTAATCAGACACTCATCGCCTTCAATTCAAACCGCGCCGACCGGAAATAATGAGGAAGATCGCGATGCGCTCTAAATTCATCGGCTACTGCCTCCTCAGCCTGATCGCGGTCGCAACGTTGTTCTGTGCCGCGGTCTATGCCGCATCCACGGCGCGCGCCGAGGGTTGGAACGCAGCGGCGATGAACGAGCAGATCGAGCAGACCAATTTCTTGGTCAACGATAACTGCTCGGCCACCCTGATCGATAAAGATCGCGGTTTCCTGCTCACCGCCAATCACTGCATTCGCAGCCAGTTCCGCGTGATCGAGCGGGAAAAGATCGGCGACGACGGCGTCGTCAAGATAGAAAAAGTCCGAGTGGCGAAAGAGGGCGAGGTCACGCAGATCTCGTTCAAGGGCGCCGACGAGATGCAGCGCACCTCATATACTTTCAAGATCATCGCCTCGGATCGCGAAACCGATCTGGCTCTGCTGCAAGTGCGAGCCAAGCTCGCCAACCGCATGGCGGCCAAGGTCGCTTGCAATGATTCGCAGCGCGGCGACCCGGTTTATGCGGTCGGCAATCCTTTTGCGGTGCTCTACTCCAGCGTCACCAACGGCATCGTTTCAAGCATCAACCGCAATTACAAGATGCTCGGCATCGACGACCAGGGCGATCATGCGCTGGTGCAGTCGAGCGCGGTGATCTTCGGCGGCAACTCCGGCGGCGCGCTCTATAACGACAAAGGCGAATTGGTCGGCGTCAATGTGCGCGGCACGCCGGGCATTACGTTCTCGGTTCCGATTTCCGACGTGAAGGATCTACTCGGTCGCGAAGGTTTGAACGACTTGTTCAAATCGTGCGGGTGAGTGCCGTTAGCCGCCTATCCGATTCGATTTCTTGACAGGATGGAATGAATGGCCGAAGTGTCGGATCGCGCGCAATTTTCCAACAAGACAAATTTTTTCCAGGTGATGCGCGACACCGTTAGCGGTGTCTTTAAGCTGGTCGTGCAGCTCGACACCCCGATCGATCTCAATGGCGCAGCGGTCACCTTCGACGTTTCCAATCTCGCGCTCGAGGCTGGAGGCAATCTGGAAGCGCTGCTCGCCTCGATCGGCGCGCCGTCCGATGCTGCGTGGAACGGGACCGATGCCAACGCCACCGCGATTTCACTGCTCAAGGCGATAGCGCTCAATACAACTCTGACGCCGTAAGCGTCATGCCATCGCTTTCGGCGCTCTTACGCTCCGTGCCTGAATGCCAGGCCGCCGCCGAAGACAATATCATCGTGCTACAGGATGGCGGATTACGCCGTACCGCGGCGGGCAATTTTCAGGGCGGCGGCAGCGGATTGGCCGGCGCTAAAGGCGACAAAGGCGACAAAGGCGATCAAGGATTACCGGGGCCGCAAGGCTCGCAGGGCGCTACCGGGCCAGCCGGGCCCCAAGGTCCAGCGGGACCGCAAGGTGCTGCGGGTGCCGATGGCCTTGATGGAGCAGACGGTGCAGATGGGCCACAAGGCGCCGCAGGTCCGCAAGGATTGCCAGGCGCGCAAGGCGAGTCTGGTCCGCAGGGAATAAAAGGCGACACCGGAGACGCTGGCCCGCAAGGCCAGCAAGGCCCGAGTGGTTCGCAAGGTCTCAAGGGCGATACCGGCGATGTCGGCCCGCAGGGTTTAGCCGGAACGCAAGGCGCGACTGGTACACCAGGGGCAACCGGCGCAACGGGTGCTGCCGGAGCGGTAGGCGCAAAAGGCGATACCGGCGATGTCGGCCCGCAGGGCCTCCAGGGTCCGCAGGGTTTAACCGGCGCAACCGGATCACAGGGACCGGCTGGTGCCGATGGCGCAACAGGTGCGACTGGTCCGCAAGGTCCAGCCGGATCGGCTGGTGCTACAGGACCGGCCGGTGCAGACGGTGCGACAGGAGCGAATGGCCCGCAGGGTGTGATCGGGCCGCAAGGCTTGACCGGCGCTGCCGGAGCAACCGGCGCGCAAGGCCCACAAGGGATTCAGGGAGCGACCGGCTCGACCGGAGCGCAGGGCGCGAAGGGTGACACCGGCGCAACCGGATCAGCGGGAGCTAACGGGGCGCAAGGCATTCAAGGCCCGGCCGGTGCTGATGGCGCGCAGGGTATTCAAGGCACCCAGGGTATTCAAGGCGCTGCTGGCGCCGCGATGTGGGACAATACGGTAACGACCACAGCGGATCGCTCGACCGGCAACACGACGGCAACCGACATCGCCGATCTGTCGGTCGCACTCGCGGCCAACAAGCTCTACGAGTTTGAAGCGGTGCTGGTATTTAATTCGTCCAGCACTGCTGGCTGCAAAGCTGCAATCAATTACAGCGTCGCTGGTGCGATCGCGAGCTGGTTCGCTCAAGCCGAAGGCTCGGCCACTATAATTCAGACCGCCCAGCACACGCTCAACACGCTGTCGGCGACCGCGTTCGCCACCGTCGGTTCCGGCAGCGACGTGATCTGCTACATCCGCGGTTTCATCAAGACCGGCGCCAACGCCGGCAACCTGACCGCGCAGCAGGCCAAGGTTACGTCCGGCACCTCGATCGTGCGCAAGAACTCGTTGTTGCGGGTGCGGCTGGTCGGAGCCAATTAAAAAATGATGGGAGCGTCGCGCTTGGTGGTCATCTCGACTGCCTGCCCGATGTGACGAGCGCGCCGCTGGTTCGGCGCGTCCACATCAAACAGCGACCTCGAATTTTCATAACCAAGGCGCGGCGGTTTTGCCTCGCCTCGATCGATGCTGGAGCGAGTCTCCTCGCGGTCGCGCGCGTCTGGCGTGTGGGTCCAGGCCATTGGAGCGATGCTCCCGGCACCGTGACGTTCACGGTCACCGAGGCGATGCCTCAACCAAGGATGACCTATGCCCCTCAAGGCACTACTGGATACACTCGATGGCCTCGCCGAGGCCGACAAGGCGCACTACACCGAGATCAAAGAAGGCGACAACGCCGGAAAATTCATTCTCAACGTCGAGCCTGTCGAAGGCTTCACGCTCGAGAATGTCGAAGGTCTCAAGAGCGCGCTCACTGCCACCAAAGCCGAGCTCGATTCTTCGAAGGGCGCGGTGAAGGGCTACGAAGGTTTGCCCGCACCGAGCACCATCAAGCAGAAGCTCGACAAGCTCGCCCGGCTGGAAAAGCTGGATCCGGAAAAAGAGGCCGATCGCCTCGCGCAGATCAGACTCGACACCGAGATTTCGAACCTCAAAAATTCGCACGAGACGGCGCTTTCCAAGGTCAGCGACCGCAACGGCAAGCTCACCGCGCAGATCGAGAACCTCCTCATCACCAGCGAGGCATCGTCCGCAATCGCCAAGCAGAAGGGCGACCCGGACCTGCTGACGGTTTACATCCGTCCTCGCCTCAAGATGATCGAGAAGGAGGACGGCACGTTCGCCGTCAAAGTGCTCAACGAAAAGGGCGAGCAAGAGTACGCCATCCGCGAGGGCAAGGCGGTCGAGGCCAATATCGACGACCTGGTCGCCAAGTTCAAAGCCAATCAGAAGTACGGCTTCGCGTTCTCCGCGTCGGGTCACTCCGGCGGCGGCGCGCAAAACCAGAACCGCGAGAAGCTTCCGGCCGGCGCGCAGAAGAATCCTTGGTTGAAAGGCTCGGAAAATTTGACCGAGCAAATGCGGATCACGAGATCCGACCCGACCCTCGCCGCTGCATTCAAGCAGCAGGCGGCGGCTT